CGTAAGCGTAGGCTCAGGGTTGTCGATCTCGTCAAACGTGAGGTCTGATGCCTGCACGACAAGAGTCTTGACGACAGGGAGGCGACTGATAAAGAACGTCTGGGCGGCACTGACAGACCCCTGTGCGTTGGCCGCTCCGGAGTCGTCGGTGTACTCAGCAGTCCAAGTGTACGCAGTGTCGTACGACAGTGGCGTCGTAGCGCTGGCGCATGACTTCATCGAGTCTAGGTTGATGGTCCCGGTGTAGGAACCGCTTGTCTGAAGGACGAAGCTGATGCTAGCCACAGACGACCAGTCGAGCGTGCCGCTCGTGCTGGACGGTGTGTCGTCACGGTTGAGGTTCAGCGTTCCGAATGACCCGGTGCTGGGAGTCAACGTGAAGCGCGAGTAGTTCCCGGCAGTGTCGGTGAACTGGATACGCGATGCCGTCCAGTTGGTCGCTGTGCTGCGCTGAGTGCGGATGCTGAACAAGTCCTCGTCAGACTCACGCCCTGAGAAGTCCCAGACGTAGCGCTGTGCGTTCTTGTCCCCGCCTGGGTACCATGTAGCGATGATAGTCTCAGACGACAGGTCGCCTGGAGAGTCAATCTCCAACGACTGCAAGCCAGTGTCGTAGGTGACGGTATCCGCAGAGGCAGTACCGTAGTCCACCTGGACACGCTCAAGAACGTCGCCCTCCATGTCGTCCAGCCAGTAGTGGGGGAAGATCATGTTGCTGGCAGCGCTCAGGTCAGCGTTGGTGTCCCGGATGTAGGTCACGCTGTTAGAGACGACCTCGTAGGCCGAAGGCTCGTCATCGAAGCCTAGCGCTACGTCAGCGTCACTGAAGACGGAGCGTAGTTCAGGGACGACGACAGTCGCGCCGCTGGCTGGACTAGTCTGCTGCGCAGCGGGCGAAGCATTCGTCCAGAACGGAGAAGTCACGTAGTCCGACCATACCTCAGAGAGGTTCTTGTAGCGGCACTTGAAGTACCACTTCTTTCCCCATGTCAACGCTGTCCCCGAGTACACTGAAGAGATCGCAGTCCCGGAGTCGCCAACGGTTCCGGTGTCAGAATGCTCGACACCAGCAGCATTGGTGATGATGTACTGGTGAGCGTTCATCGTAGTCGATGTCGTCGCGGTGAGCGTAGGCGTCAGCGTATCGGCCTTGCCGGTGTACAGCCCATAGACCGACCCGGTTGTCGATGTTCTGAATGTGCGCAACTGTGACCACGGGCTGTACCCGCCGCTGTTGTCCTTGGCGCGTGCCTTCCAGTAGTACACCGTGTCGGCAGTCAGACCGCCACCAGCATAGGTCACACTGAAGGAACGGTTGGTCGTACCAGTCGCTACGTCGCCCGATGCCCACTGGACTGTGGTCTGCCCCTCGTCCTCGTAGACGTTGACCTGAGCGTTCTCGATGTACTCACCTGGGTCGTTGGCCTTCGATGTACCGCTGAAGACAGGTGTATTGATGGATGTCTGGCCCGCTTCAGGCAGAAGGCCCGTAGGCGCTGAAGGGAGCGTAGTGGCCGCGAAGGACTGCAAAGCGGAATACGGACCCCACAATCCCGAGTTATCCTTAGTCTTGGCCTTCCAGTAGAAGGTCTTGCCGATCTTCCAGTTGGACACGCCAGCCTTGACCCAGAAGTCAGCGCCAGTCTTGGCCTTGACTCCGGAGTCCCACTTGAGACTGGTTCCGGCAGAGTTGTGGTAGACCTTGACGCGAACAGCGCTGAGCTCATCGTATTCGTTGACATCAGCGAGGCTACCCTTGAAACGAGGCACGCCCTCGACTCCCTGCCCGCCAGAAGGACTGAGGTTGACAGGGGCGGTCGGCGCAGCGCTCTCGTCATAGACAAGGGTCAACTGGGGGTAATAGCCAGCACCATCGGGAGTCTCCCGTGAGCAGAACTCAAGACACTTGTTGGCTGTGGCCTCGTCGGAGTTGTAGAGGATGAAGCCATAGTTCGACAAGCCCTTGCCGGTGTTGCCACTGGCATCAACGATGTTCGATGGCGCCCACTTCATGACGAGGCTCGTCACATCAACGGTGTCCTCGACGTACTGGTTGCCGTCAGGCGTTCCTACGGCCTCAGTGAGCGTGGTCCCGGTGCGTCGGGCGCCACTGCCGTAGGCTGCCCGGTTGTCCCAGTTGTAGCCTGGTGAGCTTGACCATGAGGACTCAGAGCCGTACTTCGTCTCGCCCCAGTCCTTGCCCATGTTCTGAACCTTGAGGTTGCTGGCTGTGGTAGCAGCGCTGTGGTCCTTGTCACGGTACAACTTCAGAGTCGCTGAAGTGAGCGTGCGGACATTCCAAGACTTCCAAGCCACGTTGAAGCGAACGAACGAACGGTATTCCTGCGACCCTACGAGTCCACAGATCAGGTGCTCTTCATGGCCGTTCCATGTACCCGACCCAGAGCCGCCCGCCGTGTGACGAGCGCCCGCATCCTTTGAGGCTGAGATAGTCTTGCTTGACATGTTGCTACCTTACTGGTTCGCTACAGCGCCCTGGAGGTTCGTGATGAACTCCTGGCCGTTGAGCAAGTCGGCTACATCCTGAGCGCTGGCGTTAAGTAGTACGCCATTCGGGTCACTGACCGTGTGCTCGATAGTGATAGTGTTGTTGTCCTGGAGAAGCGTGAGCATCCCGAACTCTGCCTGCCCAGCCTGTAGGCCAGAATGGAAGTTCGCAACGAGGTCGTAGCCGTACTGGTGGTACGATGCAACGAACTCACTCATGGTTCCCATGATGGCGTTGATAGCGTCCAGCGCCATACGGCCCAGAGTGTCTGGGTCCTGAGAGGCGTTCTTGCCGATGGCGTAGAAGCCCTCGATGGCGCTAGCGATGGCAGAGGCCGCGTCAGCAGTGTTCTTGATCTTCTCGATCTCGTCAGGAGTGTACATTCCCGCGATGATCTTCATCTCTTCCATCGAGCTGCGCATCTGCGCGAACAGCACGGCAGGGTCGATAGAGGTGCGGAACTGGTCAACGAACTCGATGGTCTTGTTATGGGCTTCCCACGTAGCGCTCAGTGCGCCCATGACACCCGATACGGTATCGGCAAACGCGCCGATGATGTTCCACTCCTCTGTGGAAAGACCGAACTCGTCAGCCTGACGGATGAAGCGAGCCATCGTAGACTTGAGGTCAGCCATGACCTGATCCATAAGTCCAGGCAGCGGACTCACGTAATCCTTGAGTTCCTTGAACGCCGTGATGGTATCACCGATAGCGCTCATCACCGGAGACACAGACTCAGCGAACTGAGCAGCGATGTCGGTAGACATGCGGTCGAAGCCCTTGGCAGCCGAAACCATGAGAGTCATGGCCTTGGTGATGTCAGTGATGATCGCTTCCATCGCCTGTGACGACACGCTCTGGTAGCCGTTCTTCTGGACTTCTCGGAAAGCCTGGATCGTAGCACTCAGCGCGCCAACGACTGCCCCGGCTGTCTCAGCGAATGTTCTCGCCACGACGTGCTTCTTTGTCTTGATAGACTTGCCAGCCTTGTACATGATGTTAATGACCATCTTGGCACCGTCAACGACAGCCTTGATCTCACCCCACTTGGCGCCGTTGAAGTTAGGGATTTCCTTGAAGGCTTCGATGACCGTAGACAGCGCGCCTGTCAGGGCAGAGATGGACTCGCTGAAGTTAGCGACCTTCTGCAACTTCTTCTTTGAGAAGCCCTTTGTTTCCTTGTAGGTGATCTTCATCGCCATCTTCATCGCTTCGGCAAGACCGCCCATGCTACGACGCACCATCGCCTTGAGGTTGTAACCCTCGACCTGACGGAGCGCCTCGACTAGAGCCGCAGCATTGCTAGCGACCTCAAGAGCCTTCTCAAGAGGTGACTGCTCGTCGCCGCCACCGCCCTTGCCGCCACCGCCACCGGCTCCACCGCCGCCTCCACCACCGCCACCACCGCCAGAAGGCGAGTCAGCAGTAGGCGTCTTATAGCCAGCGCGAGGACCTGTCGTTCTCTTTGGTAGGTGCAGTTCGACCTTCTCCACCTTCGGGAGGGCCGCAACGATGTCGGCATCAGTGACTTCTCGATGAGGGATTTTGATGCTGCCAGGGATGGCGCTCATAGTGCGGTTGATAGCGTCGATGGCAGCGTTCATGACATCAACGGCGTTCTGGGCGATAGCCTTGGCAGCCTCGTAGACAGCCGGTGAACTCTCCCAGAGTCCGTTAGTCATGTACGCCATCATGTTTGCGCCGACAGTAGCAGCACCCGGTGCGCCCGAGTTAAGGTACTGTAGAGCCAACTTCGCTACGTGCCACTCAGCGTCCCAGACATCTTCTCCACCATCGAGGATAGCGTTAGCCAACGTACGCATCTGCTTGAACCCAGCCTTGCGAACCTTGGGGTTCGATGACTCGATCATCACAGCAGCCTTGTCAGACATCTGCTTGAGATACGGAATGACGATCTGCGTGTTACCAGTAGCAAGACCACGCTTGAGAACCTTGGCCTGTTCATAGCCTAGTGCGCGCCACTTCGGGTTCTTGCTACGGATGTTCTTGAGAGCCTGGTCAGCCAGCCATGTAAACGTCTTGGGAGCGTTCTCTAGGCCGTTCTTGATGAAGCGCAACGCGCCTACGACCATCTGGCTACCAGCCTTCTTGCCGATATCACCGAAGCTCTTAGACCACTGCTGCGACATCTCGATGACGAGTGCGTCTCTGTCAGAACTGGCTAGGTTCGCATGGCGAGCAGCATCGTAGAATGTCTCGATGACTTCAGCGCCAGGCAGAAGACCCTTGTTCTGGATGGCAGCACGCAGGCCATTGTGTAGTCCCGCGTAGATATAGTCGGAAGCGTCATTGCCGTACTGGACCCATCGGTCAGTGCTATCACTCTCGACACTGGCGTTGGACAGGTCAGACAAGTTGCTACTGAACGTCGTGACCATGTTCTCGATGTTATCTGTATTGAGCGAAGCACTAAGCGCCTTTCTGATGGGATCAGCAAGACCCCTATCAGCGGCTTCTCTGATCTCTCCTGAAGACTTGACAAAGACAGTCTTGATCTCAGCCACAGCGCCACTGGCGGCAGCACTCGCCGCATTGACCGTAGCCTCAAGGTCGATCATCTCCATGTCGTCAAGCGCTGCATTGGCGGCAGCCGCCTGCTTCGCGCGAGTCGCTTCGTCAGCAAGTCGCTGCTGGTTAGCGGCGATGTCGCTCAGGTACTTGTCGGTTCCCTTGGCATCCTCAAGCCCCTTCTCCCAGAAGTCGTCCCAAGCGTCTGACGCCATACCGATGACCTGAGCGATGCCGCTCAGAAGGTTGCTCATGTGTTCGATGACACCACCGAACTTATCGTTGATCCAGTCACCGACAGCAGCGAACACGCCACCGAGAGCGTCCAGGATGGTACCGAGTCTGACCATGGCGACGGCTAGTGGGCCTGAGAGTCTCTCAGCCAGCCAGTCCAGCACGTCGAGGAACAACTTGACGCCTTCCCATGCCCATCGCAGCGGAGCGAGCAACATGTTCAGGACGCCACCTAGCATCTCCATCATGTTGCTAGCGGAGTCTCCTCCACCAGTGACCTTCTTTAGAGCCTTGGTGAAGACTTCAAAGACGGTAACAACGACAGCAACGATAATAGTGATCTTGCTACCCAACTTGAGGAACTTACCAGCGTTCTTGGACATGAACGCCCATCCCTTACCAACAGTCTTAAGGACAGCGGCTAGCCGTGCCTGGATGCCGATCTGTGCGGCAGTGACAGCCTTGCTCTGACCAGCGATGTTCTTGGGTGTACCGCGACGTACCACGGGCGGGATGATGGTAGGGCCAGTAGCCTGCTTAGCAAGCCCAGCGTTCTTGCGACCAACCCCAACGTCGATGATGTTAGAGAAACCACCAGCGGCAGCCTGTCTAAGACCCTTGAGAGAGACTCTAAGGGCGTCGATGCTACCCTTGGCGACTCCACCACTGTTCCTGATGCTAAGCAAAGACATGTCCATCATCTTTGCGTGTAGGACGGTCTTCGCAAAGTTAATCATGAGGTTCGGAAGAACGGCTCTAGTCAATAGCCACATGAAGCCCGTGACAAGCAGGCCAGCGCCAACGAGTGTCAGGAACGCTCCTGTGAGCAGGCCGATGCCTGCGATGAACTTGGCGATGATGGGGTTGGCTCTTAGGAACGCTGATGTCGCTTCAGCGATGCCCCCAATCAGGTCAAGGAACGGAGCGATAACGTCGATGACAGCCTGGCCGATGTCGTGCATCAGTGGAGCGACACGGTTGGCGAACTCGTTGAGTGTGCCCTTGGCCGACTCGCCAAGCAATCTCCAAGCCTCATCGAAGACTTCAGTCGAACGGGTCAGGTCAACCATCGCGCCTTCAGCGGCGAATAGACCCTGGCCGAACTCCTCGATGCTACGACGGTTCATCTCCATGATCTGCAGGAAGACGGGCGCTGTGGCGCGAGGGAACATCTGGTTGATGAGAGTGGCCGTGTCTTCCATCGACAGGTTCTTGACGATCTTGTAGAACTCGTCTACGTACTCTTCAAAGCCGATGAAGTCACCCTTGGCTGTGAACTGCACGTCATCCCAGTTCACGCCGTTGATGGCCTGCGATAGCGCGTTGATCTGCTTGGTAGCCTTGGCAGGCTCCTTGACCATACGGGTGAAGACCATTCTCATAGCGCGGCCCATTCTCGTACCACGGATACCCGCGTTACCGATGGCGCCAGCGAGTCTGACCATCTCTTCGTAGCCTACGTTGAACTGAGCGGCTGTCGGCCCCATCATCTTGAATGTCTCGATGAGGTCCACGAACTCGACGGCAGTCTTCTGAGCGACTAGGAACATGTCGTGCGTGACCTTCTCGGACATGCTCATCTCAAGGTTGAACTGCTGTAGTACCGAGACGACGCCCTTAGTGGCAGTCTCAAGTCCGATCTCTGTCATGGCCGCAGCCTTCATGATCGGAAGGATGTTCTTCTGAACGCGTAGTAGGTCTTCCTGTGACTTGATGACTTCACCAGTCGCAGAACCCCAGAAGTACAGACCCTCGGCAACCTCGGACCCTGTGAACAACTTGGCCTCGATAGCCAGGTCTTCGATAGAACCCTGGAGCTTCTTTAGAAGAGGACCGCCGAAGATTTCCATGGCACCCGCAGCGCGACGTACCTTGAAGTCGAACTCAGCGAATGTCTTGCCCACTTCCATGAAAGCAGCGGTGATGCGCTTGCCTACCATCGCCATCTGCCCACCGGCAATGGTCATAGAGTAGGCTGTACGACGGGCACGGTCAGTGGCCGACTGGAACTCGCTCATCTGCTTTGAATGGTAGTCCATGCGCAGGCGCTTCATAGCGGCGTGCTGCTTGGCTAGTTGTGCGTTGAGACGCTGGGCAGCAGCGAACTGCTGCTGACTCGCTCTGGCAGCCTTGAGGCGAGCCGCAGTCAGTCTACCCTGTGCACCCGACAAGTCGAGCGCTCTCTGTCTCTGTGTCGCAAGGGAGCGAACGGCAGCCTGCTCCAGGCGCGCTCTAGCGCCCTGTGCGCTGTTGCTGGCGTTGATAGCCGTGACGTTCTCTCTGATGGCACGAGTGTTCGACTTCTGACGGCTAGTCTTCTCCTGCGTAGTAAAGGCCGACTGCTTGTCTACCTTCTCGGCCTTCGTTGTCGCCGCTGTGACCTTGGCCTGGGCACCCGAAACCTTATTCATCTGCGCAACTAGTGCGTCGATGCTGGCCTTAGCCTGTGCGCTATTCACCGTGATACGGATTTGGAGGTCACGCTGTGCCATGAGGTTTGGGTTCCTTACACGCTGATAGACCCGCCCATCCTTAGAGGACGAGCGGGTCGTAAAGCGTCACGTATGTCTACTTAGACAACTTCCGGTACGCTGCTGACCTGTCACCTGCGTAGAAGAAGGTGAATAGGTCTGCAAGGTAGTGAGGCTGATCTAGTAGTCCACCCTGGTAGGGCAAGACGCCGAACCCGCTTGGTACTTCGACCATGCGAACTTCTGTCTTCTTGCCTCCGGGCTTAGGTACTTCTCTAATCACCATCTGCCTGATACGACAATACTCGTAGAGTGAGTATGCTTCTGCGATAGTTGGGTTAAGTCTTAGGAGTCTGTCTCGGGGGTACCCTTCGGAGATGCCTTTGGCGATCTCCCAGGCGATTTTCCCTCTTCTGACGTTACCTTGGAGTCAACGTTCTGAGAGTGTTCCATAACCTGCTCGTCAACCCAGTTGGCAGCATCGATCGAGAGATCGAGGTAGTGCTCTAGGTCACACTTGCCCTTCAGCGACCACGCCGAAGCGTAAGCCGAGAAGAGAGCCTTGGACAGTTCAGGGGCTTCACGGAGGATGACGACAGTGCCGATGGCCTCTGCGCCTTCCCTCTCATCCTCAGAGAGGACAGCCTGTCTGACGATGTTGTCGGGCATCGAGTTGAACAGCATGTTCATCTCGCCCTTGGTGAGTGTCTTGCGAAGGTCGATCCAGTCGTCACCGTCCTGGTAACGAGTCACTTCCTTCTTGTCTGCGAATGCTAGTACGCCCATTGGAGTCTACTCTCCTTCTTCTAGTGGGATGGGTAAGGTTGTGCGCTATGACTTACCCCCAACCGGAGTTAGGAGTAAGTCTATGCGCTATTCCTTACGCGATAAGTGCGGCTCCGTCTTCCTCGTTGAAGAGGTCGATAGTCGCGATGTCTCCACCGACAGGCTTGAGCACTGTGCACTCAACATCCTGTGTGATGAAGTCACCAGCCTGGAGCGGGATGCCGACCGTGCTGTACTTGACTCTCGGCATGTCGATGTCGAGTTCCATCTCCTCTGTTGTGCCACCAGTCAGGATTTGACCGTTAGCCATCAGGAGCTTGACTGCGAACTCGTCGTCGTCAAGGAAGCGGTCGTACTCGACCTCATCCTCAAAGTCCATGCTCATGCTGAGCGTCAACTCACGGGCACCGAGAGCAACACGCTTGTAGGCGCGAGTGGAGCGGATCGTCCCGATGTGCTCGATGTTGTTGTTGATGCCGAACGTGAACTCCTTGACGATCGTGCTCGCCCCGCCACCGATGTCGATAGATGAACTATCGAAGATGAACGGGTATACCGAGTCAGCGTCGTAAGTCGGAGTAGCAACACCAGTAGGCCGCTTTGCGCGGTCGATACCGTCTAGTCCGAAGGACCAGATGATAGGCTCACCGAAGACGCCACGGATTTCAAAGGTGTTCACACGCACGCCTGAGTGCTGCATGATGAGTGTCTCGTCTCCACCGGCACCAGTGTACGATGTCTCCATCGTGAATGATGTCTGTGAAGGGCCGGGGAGGATTTCATGCTGGAACGAAGATGTCACATACGGTGTCGTAGTGACGTTGCCATCAGCGGAGAACGCAGACACGAGCAACTTTCCGATGTCATGAGCGACTCCGAGCATCTCCATCGTACCCGAAACGGTGTACGGAGACGCTAGGGCGAGGTACATGTCACGGCTCTGCTTCACCTGTAGGGGTGAGGCGAAGTCGTTGCTGTCGTCCCAGTTCATGCTGGTAACGGGGAGCCACGTATCCGAGTCAACGGGAGTGCCTTCCACTGTTTCTGCGGCGTATCCGACGTAGCCGAGTGCGCCAATACCGATGTCTGCCATCGTTAGTTAGTCCTTCTTCAGTCTAGGGTGCGAAGGTAGCGCTTTTCGACTACCAGGGTGGTACGTGCGGTCTTGGTCACGATCTCGCCGCGTAGATAGCGGAGGTACTCCGTCTCCTCCACGGCGATGTCTGTCACCGTTCCGTCCAGTGTACGATTGCTTCGGCGCTCTAGCCATCGTCTCATGAGGAAGGCCACTCGCACCAGAAGTCTATCTCCCGCCGCCTCTGTCTCCGTCTTGTCATAGAAGAGCCGAGCGTCGATGTGGAAAGACAACGAGATTTGGAGTTCTCTAGCGTCCCACCCGGTTGAACCGCCAGAAGGACGGTCGTCACGAGGTTCTACCGTGACAGATGGGAACAGTGTTGCGGGAATGTACCCTGGGTCGCCAAAGTACACACTATTGAGTTCAAGGATGTCGGAGATGCCCCCTTCAGCCTCGGGTGTCTCGCTGAAGGTCTTGACCTCCGCGATGATCTTGTCGATGATCTGTTCCATTACGGTACTCCTGGTCCTACGAGACTCTGCATCCACAACTCAAACGGCAACGTGAAGATGTCAAGTTCCTGCTGGCTGAAGGGCCAGAACTCCCTCTGGGGGAGAACGAACTTGCCGTTCGGATTGCCGAAGTTGTTTGTGACCTTCTCGCCAGAGATGGTGAGTTCCATCTGGGAGCGTCCGATATGTGTGCTACCGCTGACCTTGGTCCCACCAGTGGACTTGAAAGTCGCCACATTGATGAGGTCCTTGTCCCAGACCAAGATCGGATGTGCTGCACGGCTAGGGTCGCGTCTTGCGCGGATACCCTGCCGCATCTGGCTTAGTGCGGGCCATGGACTGCCGCTACCCACTGCGCCCTCTGAGCTGAAGATCGCAGTAACGTGCTTGGCGTAATCCTCTCGACCGATGCGCAGTTCGGTCCTGAAGTCTCCCAACTTGCGTCTGATCCTCCCCAGGTCAGCAATGGGCATGACGGGAACATCAATGCGTACCGCGACAGGCATTAGACTCTCCGTCTACGGATAGGCTCTAGCAACTCAAGGATTTGCTCTGTGGTCATCGGGATGATGTCGGGCGAGTCTGTCCGTGGGCCAGCGTAGTCCGGACGGAGCAGTTCGGCACACCAGAGAGCCGTAGCGTGTACGACCGCTGGCGGAACCGCCACGAAGCCGCCTTCGTAGACTACGGTGTACTTCTGGTCCGCAGCCCATACTGTGATGCCGCTAGTGTCGAGTCCGTCCATGCGGAGTCGGCCAGACTCCAGGTCCTGAGTGGTGTTCATGAACCGGGTCACGGCGTAGGAGACGGTAACGGGCGAGATGGCGATGGTGTCCTGGTCCACGGAAGTCACCGAGATGACCGGGTACTGGTAGACGAGGTGAGAGTCTCGGCCATCTCCGACGAAGACCTCTGTGTAGGTGCCCTGCTCAAAGATGCGTTCGCAGAACTGTTCCACGTTGACGGTGGCGATCTGTAGGTAGTTGTCCAACTGCGCGTCGGTGTACTGTCTCGTTGGCGCACCTGTCACCAGGTCGCGGTACTGGGCTGCTGTTGCGTACTGTCTAGGCATTATCGTTCACGGCCCTTATCTCTGAGAGCGCGGCGGCGCTTGTCTTGGAATGACTCTGGCTTAGTCTCGGCAGCGGCTAGGCGTGCACGAGTCAGCAAAGACAACTTGCGCTTGCGGTAGGCCGCGCCGCGCTTCCCCGAGATGTCCAACGACCGGGGGCGTCTGTGCTTCTGGACCTGTAGGATGGACTTCAGTGCGCGTGTAGCCATGAAGCCCTCCCGTCAGACAACAGTGTCAGCGTATGTGATGGTGATGTCCTTGATGGGGACCGTGTACGAAGTCCCGGTCTTGAAGGTCGTGTTGTCGTCAAGATTGGTGCCCGTGCTGTAGACGGTCGGCTTCCACTCATGGATGTACGGCTTGATGTCGATGGGCATGTTCGGAGTCGTGGTGGGCGGCATCATCTTCAGCATTTCCAGTAGGTCATCAGTCGCGATGGTCTGCTTGACGGGATGCGCTGCGAGGTCGTCGGAACCGATGCGGTGCCTGACGTATTCGCATCGACCGCACTGGACGTTCTGACTGTCCAGGGGAGTGAACTCATGCTTACAGGTCTGCATCGAGTACAACCTCGTCACTAGTGTCTGGTTGGAGATCAACCGGCTCGCTGTCAGAAGTTCCTTCTGCAATGACGAGAGGTTCGTCTTCAGTGTAACCGAGTGAGTCAAGGAACCCGTAGCCATCATTGGCCTCCATGGTTGCCTGGTTAGCAGCAGCGATCTCCGGGGTCGAAGCGTCGGCAGCGTCCAGAAGGATGTACCCCATGTTGAGTAGACGCTCGATCCACTCTACCTTGTGGGATGGTACAAGAGCCACGCCGCGCGTAACGGTGACTGAACCCTCGTAGAAGTATTCGATGTACTTGTTGATCTCGTTGAAGGGCGGAAGTCGAAGCATCGTGACTCGACCCTCTGAGTTGGTCAGTCCTGACCCAGCGATGGACATTACGTGAGGGACTCTCGTGGGTGACATGTGTGTACTCCGTACGGTGGCAAGGAGGAGGAGCCGAAGCCCCTCCCCCACGCTACTTAACTTTAGAGGCTGAAGTTGGTCAGACGCACGGGACGACCCTCAAGAGCGAAACCGAAGTAGCCCTTGATGAAGAAGTCCTCGCTATCCTTAGTCTTCGCAAGCGGGCTGAACGAGAAGTCCTGGTTGACCAGGAGCTTAGCGTCAGAGCTGCGGAAGAACAGGATGTCGTCATTCGCTTCCCAGTGGAGGTCGGTAAGGATAGGCACGTCGTCGTAAGACAGAACGCGGAAGCCCGCACCGATGTCAGTACGGTCGTTGAACCGCTGCTGAGCCTGGAGAAGCGAGTTGATCTTGCGTCGAACGACACGAGATGTGAGGATGACGTTCGCCTCACCGCGAGTATCGTCAAGCGCCGTATCTAGCATGGCTAGAGTCAGGGTCGCTGCCGATACGTCCGTCGTACCACCCTCGTCGCCGGGAGCGGAAGCGCTCACCTGCTCAAGGAAGCCGTCGAACTCTTCGGGGTTGGTACCATTATCACCAGTGATGATCTTGGTTGTCAACTCTTCAGCGATAACCTGGGACTGAACCCGGATTTCCTCCTGAAGCGCGTTGACCACGCCGCCAGATGCCGCGATAAGCGGACCTGTGACCTCGCCACGAGCGTAGACGAACTTCACAGCAGCGGACTGCTTGCTGAAGGTCGAAGTATCGCTAGCAGGGAGTGTCGCCTCGTCTAGTTCCCATGAGGCGCTAGGACGAGTGTCTCTCTTGCGGAAGTAGTAGGTGTGAGTGGGCCATGGGACGCGTGTCACTACCTGTAGAAGAGGCATGCTCTTCCAGATGTAGTCCCGGATACCGGGGTCTACAACCTCAGGAATGAGAACGTCACCAGTGGTCGCACCGAGCGACGAAAGCGCTCTCTCGATGTCTGCCATCAGTGATTGAACTCCTGTTGAGTCTCTTTCGGTCGGAATGGATGGGCGGCGCTGTTAGGCGTCCTTCTTGACGTACATCTGGTCAAGCGCGTAAGCCATACGCTGAGTAGCGTCCATATCCTTGAGAGGATCGACCTTCTCATCAGCGGGTGCTGGCTCGTCGCGGACCACCTGCTTCGCTGGAACCTTCCCGGCAGGGAGCTTCTCCAACTTGGCGATGTAGTCAGCCTGTGCGTCCACGGTCTTCTGTAGCGGAGCAGTAGCCTCTTCGACCTGAGTCGTAATCAGGGCGATGAGCTCCTCACGCTCGATTGCTGCGGGCGCGTCACCATTCTCTGAGTTCTCAACATCTGTGTTCTCAGTGGCGTCTTCGTCGGTCACGGCTTCTGGAATGTTATCCAGGTCGATACCAACGGCTTCAAGCGTTGTGCGAAGGGCATGGTACTGGTTCACGATCGCCTGCTTGTCAGCCTTGGCGATGCGAGCGCGCTCCACATCCGTCGCGTCGGGGTTGGTTACGGAAGTCGCTGCTTCCTCTGTGCTCTCCTGAGCGCTGTCATCGTTCTCGACGGCAACAGTCTGCTCAGCCTCACCCTCGGTAGTCTGCGCGTCGGCAGCCGGGGTTGTAGGTGTATCTGACATTGTTTCTCCCTGTTCGCCGTCCAATGAACGGGCTAGTACGGTGCCAAGACTAGGCACCCAGGATGGGGCGGGCGTGTGACTGATCTCACGCAGTTGAACCTTAGAGAACAGCGGATGCTTCTTCTTCGGGTTGTCATCGTTTGGAACCATGTTCCATTCGAGTCCGTCCCCGGCGATCGACATGCCGTACTGCTTTCCCTCAAACTTGATCTTCTCGTGGATCATCTTGGCGATGGGGTTGATCTTATCCAACTGGACGCGGACCCACAGTGCGCCATTGGACTTCACGAACCCCTTGACAAGATGTCCCAGTTCGCGTGCAACGCCCTTCTTAAGGTGCTGGTCTACGTACGGGATGGGGTTGCCTTCTGCCAGGCGGGTTTCGATTTGGTCTGCGAAGTCAGTGATGGCTTCTGGGGACATCTCTGTCCCGTGGCCGTCCATACCAGGGCCGGAAGCCTCACCCTCAAGGAAGATGCCTTCGTCAGTCTCTTCCGTTCGCGTAATCGGGATGGTGTACTTCCAGTCGGTCATTAGTCGTCCTCTGGTCCGTTCTTCTTATCGGCTTCGGCTGCTTCCTCTGAAGTCTTGGACGCTTCCGCGCTGTCCTCCAGGGTAGCGTTAGTATCGTTCTGCTGAGCAGCACCGCCTGCGAGGATGGCTTCCGCCACTTCCTTGACCATGCTGACCGGGATGAGTCCTGTAGGCGTTGCCACCCACGGCTCTTCGCCACCTTCGACCGGCGCTAGGCCGAGACGCTGGCGAACGTCGTTGAGGGCGTAGACGCCCTGGCTCATGCCCTCGGAAAGCAACTTCATCTGCTGCTCTTCGGTACGGGTATCGAGTTCGACGTGGTTGAAGATGGTATCCTGGATATTGAGAAGCTCAAAGATGAGTTCCTCGTTGATCGTATCCTCGACCATGTTCTGAAGCGGAGCGATAGTCTCACTCCGGTAGGTCTTGTCATTCTCGCTCGACTGTGAGCGGTTGGCCCCTTCTGTCGTACCACCGATCTTGGTGTACGGCATATCGAAGACAGCCATGATCTCCATCGTAAGCGCCTGGCGCCCTTCGATGAACTGCATCCCAGCGTGGTCGCTGGCGCTCTTCTCAACGCTTACGTCACCCTCAAGGACGACCGGCTTGTGAGCGTTGACTACGGAAGTGTACTCGTTCCGGATGTACTCACGGTTACGGTCTACCTCTTCCTTGCTCGCACCCTTCATGTTGAAGATGATGCCAGTCTGCGCGCCGTTAGCGTAGAACGACTCGTTGAACTGCTGAGCGAAGAGGTCCTGGGCGACCGCGCTCTGGATGCTCTCCATGGGCGACAGGCCGTAGACGGCGTTGGAAGGATCGTAGAACTTGAAGTGGATGAAGTCCTCGGCGGGGTACTGTGTCTCCTGCCCCTGTGAGTCTCTGACGATGTAGGACGTTACGTCCTGGGTTTCCTTGTCGATGACGATGCTGACCTGACTCGGCGCGACACGGAGGAGCATGTGGCCCTCGGTCAAGCGGTTCATCTGGACCCACCAGAAGGCGTCTCCGTAGATGAGCAAGTCGATGTAAGCAGAGCGCAGGAGCGAACGGAACTTGGAACGAGTGAAGACCTCGGTCAACTTCTCGTCGTCTCCCTCGTCCAAGTCCAACTTGGAGTCGCGAGGGATGAACTTGTAGCCAGCGGCTACGCAGGACTTGGCGATCTTGTCGATGCAGGCGCGTACGATGGCGTGGCCCTTATACATCGAGGTGAATGTGCCGTGAGGCGTAGTCGTGAAGACTCGCTCTTCAGTATCACCGATGGTGATGACATCGCTGCCAGCGCGCTCGATATCAGTCTCGATCTCTTCCTCGCGCTCGATGGCGGGAGTGATGACCCTCGGGACCGGCGTCAAGTCATTGGTCCCGATGCGAGTGATAGCCAGGCGAGTAGTCGCCTTGATCTCCTCGTCCGGAAGCGTTTGTGGGTTGTCTGGCTTATCGGCCACGGGTTCCTACTTCCAACTTCACGCCGCCTACGGGCCAAACGAAGCGCTGACCACAGCGTCGGCAAGGCCCGCTTACGCGTCCCTCGATCTCTCTATAGAGGTCCTTGAGCTTGATACGGAGGATACCGTCGTCGCCCTCGATACCGAATAGCGTGCCGCAATGGATGCAGCGGTGATAAATCTGTTCTGGCATCTTGGTACCTACTTACACGAACGTTGGCTCGATAGTCAATGTACCCTTGGAAAGGATGACGGATGGGAACTCGGAAGAGGACCCTGTGACTTCGTACCGCAGAACGGTTGTAACATTCGGATACCCCGTGGTGTCGGCTGTCGCGAACTCCACGGTGAACTCTCCGTTGAGTTCGTCCGTGACCGTGATGCCGGAACCGATGGTGTATGTGATGTCTACTGGGTTGTCATCGAGAGAGGGACTGGCTTCAAAGGTAAGCGTCCAGTTTGTTAGTGGCTGACGAGCGCCCTTAGCCGTATACGTCTTGATTAGAAACGAAGGCGTAGCGAGCCTTGTCATACGCAAGCCAACAGGCTTGAGTGGAGCGTTACCTGCTGATGCCATTGCGTCCCTCTTACTCGATTGTTGCTGAAGGTTCTGTGGAGGTCGTTGTCCCGAAGGACCCTGTGTCCTCTGCTTCAGACTGTGGCGATGCGGTTTGGACACCGGCCCCTGGCGATAGCGTCTCGATCGTCACGACGAACGTGGCGGGGAGGATGGTACCGTAGGGGTCAGTCAAATCAACCTCGGTGAAGGAACCGTACTCCTGGATAGCGGAGGCGATCCTAGCCTGAGCCAGGATGATCGCGTACGGGCTTGCATCGAAGATGTGGCCGACAATGGCGACACCGATACCTGGTGCGAAGTACAGCCCGCTGAAATAGCGGAGAGCAAAGAACTTCGTCGGGAACATCGGCTAACTCACATCGTATGTAATGTCAAGTCTCTGACCGTCTGGGTCAGCATCGACATCCAAGACATCCTTGGTGTCGTTCGTATCTCTGAACTTGAGGTTGTTGTCTGTGATGGCGACCTTACCGGCTAGTACCGCTGCGAACAGCCGCATGGCTTCTCTCGGAGTGAGAGCCGTCTCGATACCGTCCTGAAGGTCCCAGATGTCGGCGGCAGTGAGTGGAGTCCCGCCTGTCGTCAGGCTGTTGGATGTGACGACGAATGTAGCGACGTGGTGGTAAGCGCCGGGATTGTCCACGATCGGGGCCGTACCCTCGGCGGTGATGATGTTGCCTGTGACGGTGATGTCCATGTCCGCTGGTGCGAACTGTAGACGCCATCCGTAGAGCATCGAGTAGTAGGGACTGATGGAGTTGCCACCACCGATGTCCTGCCCGCCGATGCTCTCGATGGGGAACTTGAACTTGTTGAGTGAGTCTGTTTCCTTCCAGTCCAACTTGGCCTGGGAATAGAACTCCTGTCTAGCGTCGAGAGCCGTTACTCCGGAGTTGAGCAGGAAAACCTTGTTGGCGGTGTCATAAGTGAACTTAGCAGCCATGACACTCTACCCTTCGTTGGCGGTCGGTAGCTCTCTGGCGCTAGCGGACACCTCACGGTTCCACTCCGACTCTAGGCTATATCGGAGCGGGACGATGATGCTGGTGCTACCTGGGGCTAGGTCCCAGTTGATGCCGAACTTGTCCCAGCCGCCAAAGTAAGGATGGGCCTCCCACTCTTCTGAGAAGCCTGGGGGAGCATCATCTGTAGTGATGCTCTTGTCATCCCCAACGGCTACCGCGTGGAAGCGGAAGAACCAATACCTGATCTGTCTGCGGGTCATCTATGACCTCCTGCTACTAGACTGGGTTGCTGTAGTTGCGCTCGTCGTTAGCGTTGACCGGAATGGCCTGCCCTGTCGAACGTGTGATCGTGTAGGTCGCGATGACCCACTGTGAGTCGTTCAGCCCGGTGGCTACGATGCTGACCGCAGCGTCAGTAGCCGGTGTACGACCGCCCTGAGCGTTGTTGTCATAGTTGAAGTCCCACGAGATGCTCGCGGTATTGACCTCTCCGTCGATGTCTGTCGCAAGGTCGTTCTCCTGCACGATGATAGCAGCAGATGAGTCGAAGAGCGAGCCACCAGCGTTGTCGAAGTACATGACGTAACGAGTATCGGCGTTCGTCTCGGAAACGAGGTTGGCGCTGAACTCAAGAGTACCAGCAGCGGTGAACGGGCTGATACGGTCTGTGGATGTGAGCGGGATGTGAGTGACTGCGTTAAGGCCACCACCGTCTACGGTGATGTCCTGGTATGTCACGTCGTTGACTGAGTTCGTGTTGACGCCCTCGACGTAAACTCCACCCATCGTGTGTAGGTTGGAGCCGACGAAGAAGCCCAACAGTTCAGCGTTGGTACCGTTCATGACTAGACCCGAACGCTGGCCGACAGTCGGGCTGTCGTTGGCGTTGATGTCTGTGACCTGACGGACCTCGTACTGCATGTAGTCGTAAATCTGAGCGGCAGTAGCGTTGTTGCCAGTAACGATGCGGTTGGCTACATAGTAGTTGGTTCCACCGTCGAGTGTGTACTCGCCGTCATATGCTTCCCATGCGGACGTGCCACCGAATGAGGCATAAGCGCCAGCCGGAGTTGCGACTGTTCCAGCAGTCGTGCAGAACGCCCAACGCCCTACGCCGTCCTGAACAACGTCGTCCAGAGCATAGGACGTAGCAGTGGCAGTGACGAACAACTCACCAGCAAGGTAGTTGATCTTCATGCCGGTGTACGGAACGTTGGCACCGATGAAGGTGTCGTTGTCTACGTTGTTGATGTCCGCAGCGTTAGCGAACGGGAACTTGTAGAGGACAGGCTCTAGGAGCGATAGGTTCTGCTCAGACACCAAGTCGTACTCAGCGAAGGTCTTACCCTCTAGGCGAAGGAACGCCTTGATGTACGCTGTGGCAGCAGTGATGTCAACGGCCTCGTTCAACTCACCTGTGTAGGTGAAGTCGGTCACGGTGTCATTGTAGAGCGCGCCCTGAGTGTAGTAAGCCTGGTCAGCATCAGCATGCACGTCACCAAGAGAAACCATGCCAGCGAACTGGTTGGCACCCTCAGTGTAGCCGAAGTCACGGAGCAACTCACGCGTCGTAGCGTCAAACCATGTCCAGCCGTTCTGAAGCTGGCCGTCTGTCTTCGAGAACATGAAGAGAGGGAACTTGAACTTGTTGAGCGCGCTGTCCGTCTTCCACTCTTCCTTGAGGAACGAGTAGACGCACTGCCCTGTCACGCCGTT